CTGAAGAGGTTGCTGAAGAGAAAGTGGAGATGAGCGCTGACGAAGCACCTGCTGCTAAGAAAGTCGCTGCTGCTCCTGTTGAGAAGAAGCCAGAGATGCATAAGTTCGCCAACAAGGGCAGACAAGACGCTTTGGCTCGTGTAATGAGTAAATTATCCTAATTTAAATAAAGAAGAAAAATGGCTACAACCACTTCAATCACTACCACTTATGCTGGTGAATTTGCAGGGAAATATATTTCTGCTGCATTATTGAGTGCCGACACTATTGAAGGTGGCGGTATTACTATCAAACCGAATGTGAAGTTCAAAGAGGTTATGAAGACCTTGAGCACAGATGCTATCGTAAAAGATGCAACTTGTGATTTCTCTGACACTTCAACTATCACATTGGCTGAGAAGATCCTACAACCTGAAGAGTTCCAAGTGAACCTTGAGTTGTGTAAGAAAGACTTTCATAGCGATTGGGAAGCAATCTCAATGGGTTACTCTGCGTTTGACGAGTTACCAAGCAACTTCGCTGACTTCTTAATCGGTCATGTTGCTGCTAAGGTTGCTCAGAAAACAGAGCAAACTATCTGGACAGGTGCAACTGCTACCGCAGGTGAGTTCAACGGGTTTGGCGCTTTGTTAGCTGCTGACACTGATGTAGTAGATGTTACAGGTACTGCGGTTACTGCTGCTAATGTTATTACTGAGATGGGCAAGGTAGTTGATGCTATCCCAACTTCAGTATACGGAAAGGAAGACCTTTACATTTATGTTTCTAGCAATGTTGCTCGTGCTTATGTTCGCGCTCTTGGTGGATTCGGTGCTTCAGGTCTAGGTGCTAATGGTGTTCGCAACGAGGGAACAACTTGGTTCAACAATCAAGATCTAGCCTTTGACGGTGTGAAGATCTTTGTTGCTTCAGGTATGGCTGATGACACTATGGTCGCTGCTCAGAAATCAAACTTGTTCTTTGGAACAGGCTTGTTAGCTGATCAGAACGAGGTGAAATTGCTTGACATGGCGGATCTTGACGGATCACAAAATGTTCGTGTGGTTATGCGTTACACGGCAGGTGTTCAGATCGGTATAGGTGCTGACATCGTTTACTACGCATAATAAGTAGATTGATTAATTTAAAGGGGCAGGTAGGCTAGTGCTTGTCTGCCCTTTTTTTATACTTTATAGAATATGGCTTGTGTATTAACAAAAGGAAGAAACGAACCCTGTAAGGATGTTGTAGGTGGTATCACCGCAGTATACTTTGCAGACTTCGGTACATTAGGTGATCCTACCTATGACACTACCGATACGGATGTGATTGATTCATTCGGAGGCACTCCAACTTGGTTTAAGTTTGAGGTGAAAGGGAACTCTAGCTTTGAGCAGACAATAACATCGTCTCGTGAGAACGGCACTACATTCTTTGATCAGGTGTTGAACCTGACATTCAAGAAGATGAGTAAGCAGACTCACAACGAGTTGAAACTCATCTCTTACGCCCGTCCTCATGTGATTGTAGAGGATAACAACGGCAACAAATTCCTTATGGGATTAGATTACGGTGCTGAGGTTAACGGTGGTACAATCGTAACGGGAGCAGCAATGGGGGATCTATCAGGATACACCTTGACTCTTAACGGTCAAGAGAAAGTTCCTGCTAACTTCGTAGATGCTACGATTACTGCTGATGCTTCATTGATCAACGATCTATAACACAAGATCGTTATAGAATCAAAAAAGCCCTTCCGTTATGGAGGGGCTTCTTTTTTGGTAGCAATGCTACCTGAGAGAGATGAACTATGCAAATGTAACCATTATATTCCTTTTGGGTTTTATAATTAGATGATTATTACAGAAGAAAACACAACTCCGCAGATCAAGATGTATCTTAGAGACTTTGCAACAGAGTCTTTTGAGATGGAAATCATATCTGAGGACCAAAGAACCGAAAAGGTTGATCAAGCAATATCTGGAACATACGATGATTTCAGAAAGGTCCTGACCTTCTCTTATGACATTTCAGCTTTGTCTTCAGAGGCTTTTTATGTGATCAAGATTTGGGAAGCGAATAAGGTGAAACTGCTTTCTCAGGATCGCATGTATATTATTCCTTCAGGATCCGATGTTGCTACTTATCAACCTAAATTAGCGGTAACTGAAAAAACCATGAATAACGAATTCAAGATATATGGAGAATAGCCAATTCAAGTTCGTGCAACTGTCTAGTTACACAAGCCCTGTTGTCAGTGAGAACGCAAGGAAGGGATGGGTAGAGTACGGCAATGACAACGACTACTTTCAATATCTCATAGACAGATACAACGGATCACCCACGAACAACGCAGTTGTTTCAGGAGTCATTGATATGATCTTCGGTCAGGGAATTGACGCAACAGATTCGGGAAAGAATCCAGAAGGATATCTTCAGTTGAGAAAGTTGATCAAGGATCAGGAGTTGAAAAAAGTAATCAACGATTACTATATGTTGGGCAACGGAGCCTTTCAATTGATCTACAATCAAAACAAAACTAAGATTGTTGAGGTGTATCATATGCCTGTTGAAACTCTTAGAGCAGAGAAGTGTAACGAAGAAGGCGAAGTTGAGGCGTATTTCTACGCCTATGATTGGAGTGAGGTGCGCAGTAAGAAAGGCGTTGAACGCATTCCCGCTTTTGGACACGGAGGTCAAGGAGAAAAAGTTGAGATCTTATACTTCAGACCTTACCGCAGCGGTTCTTATTATTACTCACCTGTTGATTATCAAGGGGCTTTGCCGTATGCTGAGTTAGAAGGCGAGGTAGCCAACTACCATATCAACAACATCAAGAACGGTCTTGCTCCTTCAATGATTGTGAACTTCAATAATGGAGTTCCACCTGAAGAAGAAAGAGACAACATTGAATCTCAGATCAAACAGAAGTGGTCAGGATCAAGCAATGCGGGAAAGTTCATACTTTCGTTTAACGACTCTTCAGATAGTGCCGCGTCTATTGAGCCCGTTCAATTGTCGGACGCTCATAATCAATACGAGTTCTTGTCAAGAGAGTCTCAACAGAAGGTCTTAGTGGGTCATAGAATCACTTCTCCAATGTTGTTTGGGGTAAAGGACCAAACAGGCTTAGGAAACAACGCAGAAGAGATAAAAACGGCATTCACTTTGTTTGACAACAGCGTCATTAAGCCTAAGCAAAATCAAGTGATAACCGCTTTGGATGAAATCTTGGCGTATAACAATGTTTCTTTAAGCCTTTATTTCAAGACTCTAACACCTTTAGAATTTACCGAAATTGAAGAGGTTGAAGATCAAGAGGTGGTTGAAGAAGAAACAGGCATCAAAATGTCCTCTGAAGACATGCCTGAAGGTTACGATTTCATTGCTGACGATCTTGTTGAATTGGGAGAGGATGTTGATGAAAAAGAATGGGATCTTGTTGATGAGCGTGATGTGGATTACGAAAACGAAGAAGCGCTTGACAAGATGTTGACCTTTGCTTCAACGGGTTCGGCAAGACCAAACGCAAAAAGTTCACAAGACGGATCCAACGCAGAGGGATCTAGATTTTTAGTGAGGTACAAATATGAGGGAAGCACGAACCCTCAAAGAGAGTTCTGCCGCAAGATGATGTCCGCAAACAAGGTCTATCGCAAGGAAGACATTATTGCTATGGAGAATAAAGCGGTGAATCAGGGTTTTGGTCCTGAGGGTGCTTCAACCTACTCAATATGGCTATACAAGGGAGGAGCGAGATGTAAGCACAAGTGGATTCGCAGAACCTACATGAGCAAAAGCGGAGTCAAGCCTGATGTGAACAGTCCCAATGCTGAGACAATCAGCACAACTAAAGCTAGACAAAAAGGCTTCAGACCTGAAGCAAACGATTCTAAGGTTGCGGTAACTCCAAGCAACATGAAAAACAAAGGATTTATTAACCCACCTTCTAAGAAGGATGTTCAAGGCGGTATATAATGGCTCAAATACTATTTGTCAGCCCTGCTGATGTTATAAAAAGAACGGGAATCAACGGCAATGTAGATCGTGATCAGATAATTCAATTCGTTAAGATCGCTCAGGATATTCATATTCAAGGTATCTTAGGAACTAAGTTGTTCAACAAGATAGCGAGTGACATCAACGCTGATACTTTGTCAGGCGATTATTTAAGCCTTTTTACGGACTATATTCAAGATATGGTGATACATTATGCCGCAATAGAGATATTGCCTTATATTCACTTTAAAGTAGCAAACGGAGGCATCTACACGAAGGGATCAGAGAACGGTCAGAGCGTAACGAAAGAAGATCTTGATTATTTAGTTCAAAAGGAAAGAGATATTGCGGAGCATTATGCTCGTAGATTTGTAGATCATATGGCATTCTACAACTCAAGATATCCAGAGTACAACACTTCATCCAATGATGATATGTACCCTAGTAAGAATCAAAACTTCAACGGATGGGTTTTATAGTAAAGCAAACCTATAAACCGAAGATGGAGAACATTCAGAAGTTGAAGAAGTACCTCATGAAAAAGAATAAGAAGAATGGCAAGTGATGAAAGAGGATACGGAAGTATCTATGGATCTACTTGGTGGGGATCAGGAGATGCCTTCACCAATACAATAGGTTGGGGAAGCGCAATGTTCTATATTTTAGACCCTGCACAATTCCAGAACAGAGCATTAGCAGATGGTGCTACGATGGAGGCTTTTGAGTGTGTTTCTAAATCTTTGAGAAGATTCCCACAAGCGGATAGAGGCAGACAATTCATGGATGCCTATGATGTTAGGGTAGAAGCAGCAGCAGGTGATACCGAAGCGAGAACCTGTACTATTAAC